AAACATAGCTGGAACACACTGGGAAGAACTTTATCGAACAGTTAAGGTAAAATAAGACTGTAAAATTTTTTAACGAACTGGAGACATAAATGCCTTACATTGTAAAAGGTGAACCATCTTCATGGAAAGAATCTTACTCTGAAAAAGACTCTTATCCATACAGTTATCCAAACAACCTTGACCTTAAGCCTGGTTCAGACTTTCACAATGAGTTACGTGACAAGATCTGGCAACGGGCTAGCGAATCTCGGCATGAAATCTCCAAGCGTTTTCCTTACTGGCGTGAAATAGACCGGACACTCACAACTTACATCCCGTTAAAAGACTACGAGGAACAGATCAAAAGTGACGATGACACTAAGCCAGTCTCCATAGTCTTCCCTTATACCTACTCCATTCTCGAGTCATTGTTAACCTACCTAACCATGGCTTTCTTCCAAGACCCTATGTTCCAATACGAAGGGGTAGAAGATGACGATGTCCAAGGTGCGATGTTACTCGAACTTGTAATCAGACTTCAATGTCTTAAAAACAAAGTACCCTTAGCAGTCCACACCGTTCTACGTGACTCACTTGCTTACGGCATAGGTGTTGGAATCCCAGGTTGGAAGCGCACTTTCGGACGCAAACCTATTCGTTCAACTATCGAAACCCTCTCCGACATAGGAACAAAGACTGATTATGACATAGAGATGATCGACTCCTTACTATTCGAAGGTAACCAACTTTCCAACATCGACCCTTACATGTGGCTTCCTGACCCTTCCGTAGCAAGTTCAGACATTCAAAGTGGTGAGTTCGTAGGGTGGGTAGATCGTGACAACTACATGAACTTACTCTCCGAGGAAAGTCAACCTGACCAAGGACTGTTCAATGTCAAATACTTAAAACGTAAGAAAGATAAGAGATCAACTTTATCCCTTGACCAAAGTGACCGTGAGACTCGTCATGGAGGTTCTTCCGAACTAAATCGCTCCATGACTAACACAACAAATCCAGTCGATGTCATTAAGATGTACATTAACTTAATTCCCAAAGACTGGAAGTTATCCGACAGTGAGTATCCAGAAAAATGGTACTTCGAACTTGCATCAGACGACGTAATCATAGCTTGTGAACGAGCAGACCACAACCACGGGATGTATCCTATAGGTGTAGCATCTCCCGAGTTCGATGGCTACTCAATCACACCAATAGGTCGGCTTGAAGTCCTCCACGGTCTCCAACACGTGCTAAACTTTGAGTTCAATTCCCACATAGCTAACATGAAAAAAGCTATAAACGACATGCTTGTAGTTGACCCTTACCTCGTAAACATCAATGACTTGAAAGATCCCCGCCCTGGCGCTTTAATTCGTCTACGACGCCCTGCTTGGGGACGTGGTGTTGATAAGGTGGTCCAACAACTAATGGTCAACGACATAACTCGTGCTAACATCGGAGACTCATCCTACATCACTTCAATGATGGATCGAGTATCTGGTGCTGACCAGTCAATGCAAGGTGCCTTACGTATGGGAGGTCCTGAGCGTCTCACTCGATCCGAATTCCAAGGTACCCGAGGCTCCGCTATGTCACGTCTCCAGCATATGTCTATGGTCATAGGCATGCAATTCATGCAAGACATAGGCACTATGTTCGCAGTCCACACTCAGCAATATATGTCTCAGGACACTTACGTAAGAATAATAGGAAGAAATGAGGAAACCCTAAGTAAGATATTCGGAACGAAAAGTGCTAAGGTGTCAATCTTCGACTTAGCAATTAACTACGACTTAATCGTCAGGGATGGTTCAATCCCTGGAGGAAACTTCTCTGAAGCTTGGATTGAGATGTTTAAGATCATAGGCACTACTCCAGAGCTAATGCAACAGTTCGACGTAACTCGGATCTTCATGTACATAGCTAACCAACTCGGAGCTAAGAATGTAGAAGACTTCCGCCGAAACATAGACCAAACTAATGCACAAGTAATGCCTGATGAGCAGGTAGCGCAACAAGCTCAGGCAGGTAACTTAGTACCCTTAGGAGCTATGCAATAACTAATGCTTGATGAGAAAACCATAAGATGTTCAAAAAATGAAGTTGAGGAATTCCTATCTTCTCCCGTTTGGCTAGACATCAAAGATGAACTTACCGATCTAGCCAAGCGGGCGGAGGTTGAATATGACCTTGTGGGTGAATCTCACGTTGATGATTCTGGTAACTTGATAGTACCAAACACTTCAGAAACCCTAATCCACTTAGGTCACATAAAAGGCAGAAGAAAAGCTGTTTCATATTTCCTAAACATACCTGACATACTTCTTCAAATCTTGGAGGACAAGAAAAATGACGCTGGACGCAGACCAACCGACTGATCAGGCACTAAATGCAACTTGGCCATATTGGTTAAGGGTACATGCAGCAGAGATTAATCTCCTTTGGGCAGCTGCCGGAGCAGGTGGATCATCACCTATCTACACAGCTATAAACATGGCTGCTGGAGATACGTCTTTAGATGTTGGGACTGAGTTATCTACTACATTCCTCGAAATACTTGGTCTAACAGCAGATGCTGCAGTTAACCTAACCACTATAACTGGTGGTATAGCTGGACAGGTAAAATACATAATAGCTCTCGATAATGATGTGACACTTATTCAAGATACAGGTGCGACTGGTGGGACCATCTACCTAAATGCACCTGCTGGTGTAAACTTAAACATCAACATTAGAGACGTAATAGCTTTACTAAACATTGGTGGAGACGGTGATGCAGTTGACGGCTACTGGCTTGAAATGTATCGTAAGCTCCAAGTCTAAGTTCGTATAAAAATTTTACAAACTGGAGGTGCAGTTATGAGTGAAGAAGAAGTAAAAAGTGATGTGCAGGAAATGAACAAAGCCTTTGGTCTTGAAACAGCTAAAGAGCCTGAACCTGAACCTGAGCCTGAGCCATCTGATGAAGAACCAGAAGGTCCTGAGGAAGAAGCTACAGAAGATCCTGAACCAGAAGAATCGAAGGAAGAAGAAACTCCTGCGGAAACTGAAGAAGGAACTGAACCGGAGGAAGAAACTGAGCCAGAAGAAATCATCGAAGACGAACGTGACAAACTCATTGCTGAGTTGCGTAAGAAGCTGGATGAGAAAGAAGCTGAAAAGGAACCAGAACCTGAACCTGAACCAGAGCCAGCCGAAGAACCAATAACCTTCGAGGCTCAAAGCTTCATCGAGGAAGACGAGGACATAGAAGACCTAATCAGCGATCCAAACCGATTAAACGAAGTCTTCAACAACGTCTACCAACGAGCTGTAACTGACACACGCAAGGCCCTTGGTGAAGGTATCCTTCGTGACATCCCTAACATAGTTCGTGCTAGTGTAGACATAATAGACAAACTCAAACAAATGAACGATAAGTTTTACGCTGACAACAAAGACCTTGAACCCTTTAAGAAGGTCGTAGCGTCTGTCTTTGAGGAAGTCGCATCTGATAACCCTGGAAAGGACATGATGAAGCTCCTTCCCATGGTAGCTGACGAATCAAGACGACGTCTCGAACTTCACAAAAAAGCAGTACAAACACCTAATAGGGATGTACCAAGACTTCCACGTCGCAAGCGTAGGTCGTCAATTCCTGAGGAAAAACCTAACACTAACCCTCTTCTTAACGAACTTGAGGAGATGAATAAAATAATTCGGAGGTAATTGACTATGGGACTTGAACAGAACAACGAACAACATTATAGGGAGGTAGTAGACAAGTACCACGATCCTGTAGCGGATTATGCTATGACTGTTCGGGATTACATCTTACGCCCTACAGTAGACGCAGCAGGAATCGCTATTACTCTACCACCTGTAGCTGAGGCAAAGGGTAGACTCTATGTCGTCACAGCTAGAGGTAATGTATCTCTTGCGCTTCCAGTGACAATTCGAGACAATGATGACTCTGAAAATTGGACAGACTTCACACTTATCACAGCTCAAAACAGTGCGATCCTATACTCAGATGGCCTGGCCTGGTATGTTAGATCATCCACTGACCGAATAGGGCTCTTTGTTGCTCCTTCGGCTGCGATTGGGTCTGCTGTCCATGTGGCAGGGCTATGGGATACTGGGTTTAATACTGGTGCCATTCTGATAGCCGCAGACTCAGCTGGAACTGCACTTGCTATTGGCACTGGTGCTACGTCTGTATGTATAAGGCGCACTAACGTAACATTTGCACGGACTGGAAGTTACTTAATGGGTCATTATGGATCCTATACAACTTCCGACGATATGGCAGATGGCTTTATCATGGGTGACTATCACGGAGTCACTGTAGCACATGAAGTACTTGAAGTATATGCCCAGCGTGGTAGGGTAGGAATTACTGCTGCGCAACCGAGTGGTACTTCTAACCAGTTCATTGGACTATTTGGTGAGTGTACGGTTAGTGCTGTTGCAATAGATGGGTCTGCTACAGGTGGTTTATATGGAGTCTATGGTAGGCTGGAAATTGCAGCTGGTGCTACTTCTGACATTCAGGCAGTTGGGGTTTACGCTGATGTATCATATGTAGGTGCGGATATTGCTGCAACTGTATTTGGTATCTCATGTTATGCAGGTGGGGCCACTTATGTTGACTTTGGCATTAACTTAACCTGTATTACTAACAACATGACTGCTGCATATAGGTGTCATGTAGATGACTCGGCAATACTACCTGCTGGTATGCGATTTTTTATAGAGAATAGCGGTAGAATCAATCATGCATTTGAGTTCACTAACGCTGATATGACTGACTCTGCCTATGTAACAACTGTCGCAATCACTGACGCAGATGATGCTGATGGTATCATTAAGATCAACTGCGCTGGAACATCATATTACATCCCCTTCTATGACGCAGCACATATTGATAAGGAATGGGTGGATTATTGATAAGGAGATAAACTATGGAACTTGTTAAAGACACTATACCATCAAAGGTAGTCTATCTCGGTGCTGAGATATTTGACCTACCAGCTAATAAAAAGCTGATGATCAAACGCACTGGTGGGGATGACATCTTGAATGCTCAAGTTCCTAAAGGTAAGTCTTGGGAAGTTCATGTCCACCTTGAGGTAATTGAATCTGATGAATAATCTACTTTCACGGGATAGGGTACTAGTCCTGAAAAGCTGGTTCCTGGCCAGCCTTCCCGTGATTAACCTCCAGGAATCTACAGGAGATTAGAGATGAAATTAAGTGTAATCGAAAGAATGACCTTACTCGGGATGCTCCCTGCAAAGGGAAGTTTTACGAACCTCAAACTAGTCAGGGTTGCTAAGGAAGCTTTATCTTTCACCGATGAGGAACATAAGAAACTCCAATTTCGCAACGAGATTGTGAATAACCAGCAAGTTACCCACTGGAACCAGATGCAGCTTGTGGAGAAATCTACAGGAAAGCCTATCACTGGTAGTCAGGAAGAGATTGAGCAACTGGTAACTGCTAACCCACTTGGTTACGAGATGCAACCTACTGTGGGTGAGGTGGAGATCAAACTTGGCGAAGTCGTAACTCACATGATAATTAAGGACTTAAAAGAATTGGAAAAGAAAGAGGAACTTGAGGATAAACACTTCACTTTATACGAGAAGTTCGTTAATCCTGCAGGTCTTAAAATTGTCTAACCTTTAAACAATAACTGGTAATAGCTATGCTTGAAGATAAATTCTCACAGCATGATAAGGAAATAGTTGATAAGTTCCATGATCCTTCTGCGAACTACACTATGAATGTACGTGACTATGTGCTACGTCCAAGTGCTAACAATGACACTGGACCAGTCACTATCACTCTACCACCAGTGGCTGAAGCCCGTGGGAGATTTTATAGTATCTTAGTGCGTGAAGCAGATGTAATCAATTCAGTAACTATCACTGACAACAATAGTGACTCAGAATGTTGGGATGGAGATGTGACATATTATGAAAGTTGTGCTCCTTCACTATGGTATAGTGATGGACTATTCTGGCATATGGTAGGAGCTATGAGATTCACATGGGAAGATCTATTTCCTAAGTTTCAACCTTAACAGTCCGTATAAAAATTTTACGAACTTGTTCATAAATCGGAGGTAACTAACTATGTTTTTAGGAATGCGTGGGGACGGCGACTGGGTAGCAAACCAGCGCCCTGAAAACTGGAGAGAGCAAATC